ATGACTTGTAAGCAGCATAGACAAAGCGCGGTTCGGTCATATCAGTAGCCCGCCGCTTCGGCCGAATGGTCGCGCTGCGAATATTCGCCATGCTGCCAAGCCGGAAACGCGATACCATCCTCGGCATAACCGGCCGCCAGTTCCGCGACATCGCAGTAAGCCTCTCCGCCGTGTTGAATGCGGCCGTCGCAGTCGCTGGCATCGGTTCCCCATTCGCAAGTCACGGTTTGGCCGTCGAATGAATAGCTTTCGCCAGTGTAGCTATAGCCCTCGTCAGTACGGCCGCCGTAGCTATGCGACACGGTTTGGCCGCTGCGAATTTTGAGGCGTACCGTTCCGCCGTTGTGATCGATCCAAAATTTGGCTGTCAGCATTTTAGTTTCCCCTTGCGAGCGGCGCGACAATCGAACCGCTTCTAATGCCTTATGGCTGGTAGCGGTTTGCACCGCGCCAGCCATAAAAGCGATTTGGGTTGGATCAATAGAAACTGATGCGGGATGGATCGGGATAGGCATGCTCGCGCTTTTCGCTTTCATCAAAGATGATGCCAAACGAGTTGCTCGGCGGGACATCGCTTTCCGACAGGTAGCGGAAACCCTTGTATGCATTGTGCTGCATTAAGAGGTTTTCAACGAAGCACTGCAACGCGCGCCGCTGCATCGCGTAGTCGTTTTTGCTTTCGCGGAATACGGCATTCGCTTGATCTTTTAGCCTTTCAATCTTGATGGTTTTCATGGTGTTCCCCTTGCGAGCGCTGCACCGCGCGGCGCTTCTAACGGTCCAAGCCCGGTATCCTTTCGGAGCCGGGCATTGGTCGCGATGTCGGGAGGGCTAATCGTCGCTGTGCCATTTTCCATCGCGGTACAGAACGTCAACAATCTTGCCGTTCTGGATCAAAGCCATGGTCACCATCGGCCAGCCATTTTCGCGGCAGCAACGCATTTTGCCCTCAATGATTTCGCGCGCAGTGCGTTCGATGGTGCCAAGATGAAAGCCATGCTGCTCCGACTTGCCTGCGGTAGCTTCAAGCGAAAGTGTGAAGGTCATCTGTATCGTTTCCCTTGCTGGCGCGGTGTTGCGCTGGCCTCTATGTATCCAAATAGTTTGGACGTTGTCAACAGCAAGAGGCAAACAAAGTGAAGAAACACGCCAAGAAAATGCACAAGGCAAAAGGCGACGGGAAAGCCGCTTTGCGACGTGCAGCGCGCGGCAATACCAGTGTGACGGTCCTGCGCGGCTTCAAAGCCATTGCCAAGCCCGCTCGCGTAGATCACGGGAACCGTTAGCTATGGGGAAGTCTAATGCGAACAAGGTGAACGATAAGCATCTAGGCTTCGGTTCCCCGCGACCCTTCAAGCGCAAGCGGCCGTTGCCGGATGGCTATAGCTTCGGACGCCCAACGCTTTACCGGCCGGAATATTGCGCGGCCGCAATCGAGTGCATGGGCCAAGGCTATGACCTGACGGCGTTTGCCGGATCAATCGGGATGACGCGGGACACGGTTTATAGGTGGATGACGGAACACGCTGACTTTTCTGACGCGGTACAAGTCGGCAAGGCACGGCGCATGCTCGCGCTACAGAATAAATTGCTGACGACTGCAATGGGTGTTGGTGTCACTGCGGCAATCTTCGCGTTGAAGAATGCCGCGCCAGATGATTGGCAAGATCGCTACAACACTGAGACCAAGATCACTCATAAGATAGAGCAAGTGCCAGACAGTGAATTGCTCGCGATCATCAACCAACACCGCACGATAGAGCATGATCCATCGCCTATGTTGCAGCATGTCGACCAACGTCAGCATGTTGCAGCGACTGATAATCCCTCGGCCACTGGTACGGCAGGAGATGCGAGCGCGTCAGCGGTACCGGAGGGGGAAAATCCCAAGCCGTAAGCATGCTTTCTCTGTCGAACCCCTCAGCATTTGCGCCATCCCAAAAAAGCCGGGCGTGTGTTTTCCGAAATCGCCTCTCGCGCCGTCGTCTCTCAAAATTTGCGCAAATCCAAAAAAGGCGCTTTGGGTTTCTCGCTGTTGCGTGGCTGCGCGGCAGATGGGTGTGGGGAGACAGGGAGACTGATCTCCAGAAATTTTGGATTGTCAAGCAGGAGTGGTGACCTTGTTTTGGCGAAGCTCTTCACTATGCTTGGGATGTTTTTTTGCGGTTGTAGGAATTTGAGGGCGTTTCAATCTCGGCGGGTGACCCATGAAGCGCACGGTGGAATTTCGCGACAATGGCGATATCGTCATTACTGGCGAGCAGTCGCGCGACATGGTTCATGAGGGTACCGTGCTGCTGACGGAAGAAGAGGCCGACGCGGCGGCGAAGTTTGGCTGGAAGCGGATCGGAGGTCATCCCACTCCGACGCAGCCGCCGATGGTCCGGGTCAGGCGATAACCTTTGGAGAGTTTCATGACCACCACGGTGACGATCCGCGTCTCGGGTAAGGTGCAGACCCACGTCAGGGTTATTCACGCCGATGGCGCGGAGGAGGAGCATCAGGTGGTCGAGAGTTCCGGCGATGTCATGGTGCCGCTGCGCGATCCGCCGGATGCGACGTTCAAGGTGAGCGAGCAGCCGCTGGATGCGGCGTCATGAGCCTGTTTGGCGGCTACAATCATAACCGTGGCAATGAGTGTCAGACTTGCGGGGGCACAGGCATGCTGTGCGTCGTGGTGCTCGACTGGCGCGATCATCCGCACAAGCACCTGCCTGACGTTGCGTGTGATGCCTGCGATGGCAAGGGCCGTTTCGCAACCGCTGCCAGCCAAACCGATTATCTGGGCCAGCGACCCTAAATCCGTACCCGCGTCCCAACATCCATTACCCCGGACGCGTAAACTCCGGGCGAGGGCGCAAAGTCGGCCACCCTGCCTAGCCTCGTCCGGTCTTCTACCAAAAAATTTGTAGAGTTCCAAGAAAATCGGATATAGGGTCTGCCTTGCTTCTCCGCTTGCGGAACGGGGAGCAGGCGGCCCGGCGCGTCCCCCTTGCGTCCATCGTGCCGGGCCGCCTTTTGGGTGTTCCATGAACCAGCATCATGTGCTTTGCAAACTCTGCGGCGAGCGGCACCGACTGGGCTTCTGTCCCGATCTGCCGCCTGATTTTCCTTCCGGCTTGGCTCCACCCGATGTCATGGTCCGAACTGACGGGCCGCAAACTGTCGGGACGACTGCAAGCGTCCGTGACGACGGTGAACCTCGCCAGAACGCGGGCGGCCCCGTCCCAAGCCTTCAGGGCCGTCCGCAGAAATTCAAGCGCAACAATGTCGTTCGCGATATTCTTTATGTCACCACCAAGTTCGACAAGCGAACCTACCAGCGCGAACTGATGCGCAAGCGCCGCGCGGAAGGCAAGGCCAAATGATCAGCGATGCGTTCTCCCTGCTCGACGTGATACGCAGGGAGTTGCGCCGACAGGCCAAGGAAAATCCCGACAAGCTCAAGATGCGTATCTTGGCGACCGACAAGCCCGACACCGTGCGCCTAAGCGGCTCGCTCGATGTCTATGAACTGGCGAAGGCCATTGTGGAGCGATGAAAAAGCGCAAACGCAAACGAAGAATTTCGGAGTGGGTGCGGTATCACGGCGTCAAGCGGGCGATCCAAAGAGAGATCGTCAGCATCCTGACCGAAATGGCGATTGAATTTGCCACTGAGCCGGAGCGCGAATGGACCGGCGAACAGATCGCGGCGATCTTGAAGCAGCAGGCGGCGCTGCATCGAAAATTCGGCCCGCTGGACACACTTCCAGAGGACATGCTGCCGCCCCACGCGCAAAAGCTAAGGCTGTATTCAAGCAACTGAGATAAAATGACAGAGTGGACCGTTGAGCAGGCCGCCGCCGAAATGTGGCGGCGGCGACGGCTGCGCCTGTCCCTGACCGAATGGTGCGTGAAGAACGGGTTTCAACCGGCGGCGCACCACCGCATGCTGATCGAGCACTTGGAAGCCTTGGCGCGCGGCGACATCGAGCGTCTCGCGGTGTTCATGCCGCCCGGCTCGGCGAAATCGACCTATGCCAGCGTGCTGTTCCCGTCATGGCTGTTCGCCACCATCCCCGACGCGCTGATCTTGGCGGCTTCCCACACCACGGAGTTGGCGGAACGCTGGGGCAGGCGGGTCCGCAACCTCGTCGGCGAGCATTCGATTGAACTCGGCATCAACCTGACAAGTGACAACCAAGCCGCCGGACGCTGGGGCTT